TTGCTGAAACTAAGCGGCCCTACGCGAGAAATCATCGCAATTCTGAATCGCTATGACCACAGTTAGAAGTACAGCATTGGCAAACAAGCGACCGGAACTGCGATGACTCCAAGAGATTTGCATTTAGCCAAACTTATGCTAAAATACAGAAAGCCAAACGGTCGTAACCCGTTTGGCTTTCCTAACCAATCCAGCTTATAGGGAGCTATCATGGCTGAGTACATTCTAGTACACGGAATTAGAATTGCCAAGGACTTCACGCCCGAAACTTTCGGGCGTTTGACTACGCTTGGGCCTGCGTTTCGCGTAGGAAGAACAAGCTATCAAGTTTGTTCATGCGATTGCGGCAGTTTGGGGGTACACAGAACAGTAGACATGCGCAGAGGCCATACCGGCAGTTGCGGCTGCTTGCATAAGAAAAGAGCTACGACTCACGGTATGTATGGAACGCCAACTTACGGATCGTGGAACTCGATGGTTAAACGGACAACGGATCCGAAGCAACGGGATTTTAGATATTGGGGCGGTCGTGGAATCTCTGTCTGCGAGCGATGGCTGAATTCGTTTGAGGCTTTCTTTTCCGATATGGGCGAACGTCCTGATGGGTGTTCGCTAGATCGCATCGACAATTCCAAAGGATATGAGCCTGGAAATTGTCGATGGGCTACAGCTATAGAACAGAGTAGGAACACTAGAAAAAATCGTATTTTGACTATTGATGGCGTTTCACGTTGCCTGGCGGAATGGGCCGAGCATCCAAAAGCCTCTAAGTACACCACCATTCAGAGTCGGCTTTTATTAGGATGGGTGGACAAAGACGCTGTTTTTGGAAAACCCAAAAACAATTGCATTGAACCAAATGAAGGGTGAGGTCGATTTACAGACTATGGGCCTTCGTGATATTTTTATAGAAGCTGGCGTACCCATAGCGAGGCCTGATGACTTCCATTTTCGTCAGGGCTGGCTGAACCTGCCTTGTTTTTTCTGCAATTCGTCTAAAAAACTTTTGGGCATTACGGAGGATGGCCGGAGAGCGTCTTGCTACCAGTGCGGGCGTAAATCGCCATCAAGTGTTTTATTTGCAGCACTTGGTAAAAATCCAGAGGCGTTTAGGTATGCACGAGAGCAGATAAAATACATAGCTCCTCCTCGTCAAGAAGCAGTTCAAAAGGCTTATGGAAAGTACACCCCTCCCCTCGGATTGATGCCGCTATCGGCGAAAGATAGATCCTACCTCAATAGCCGGGGACTCGATGCCAATAGATTGGAGGCCGATTACGGCCTCCAATCTATTGGTCCCTTCTCAGGATTACCAAAAGGGATCTTTATTCCGATCACCTACCAAGGAAGTCCAGTATCATGGCAGGTTCGCTTCCGCGAACCTGTCAATAATCAAAGATACAAAACAGCCAGCGATGAGCAAAAGAGCATGTCCGAGAAGGAAATTCTATTTGGCTCCGACCGATGCTCGAATGCGATAATCATCACCGAGGGATTCTTCGACATGGCGAATATCGGATTTGGGGCTGTCTGTACGTTTGGCTTGGCCTATACTCAGATCCAGTTGCAGCTTATGGCTAGGTTTTCGCGTAGAATCATTTGCTTCGACAATTCGATAGCAGCCCAGCAAGTCGCAACACGACTTGCTGGAGATTTAGCAGCGTTTCCAGGGGAAACGCTGCAAGTATGTTTGAAAGCGGATGACCCAGGATCGGCTAGCCGATCCGAGGTAGATGAACTCAGGAAATTTGCAGGTTTGCCATGCTTGTAGTTCGCCACGACGGCCAAAACGAACGCCATGCCGTTACAGCAATGGTACACAATACCTCCCTGTTATCGCAGGTGGCGGGGAATTGGACTCGCGATTCTTTCGCAAGCAAGTTTGCAAATTTGCTGGCATCTTGGTGTCTGGACTATTATGCAAAATCTAAAGAGGCTCCCGGCGTTGCCGGGATCACCGCCCAGTTCGATCTCTGGAAAGACAATGCCGATCCCGTAGCCGTGCAAACAATGGCAGAGTGGCTAGCCACTCTGCCAGATCATTCCGATTTATCGACCGAGTATGCGGTCGATATGATCGGAAAGATTGTTCAAACGCAATCGCTCAAGAAATTAGGCTCCGCCCTAGTATCTTTGTGCGAGTCTGGAAAGATCGAAGACGCTCTAAATATCCAGTCCGAATGGAAGCGGCCTAAAATCGGCCAGGAAAGCTCCGGCGTATTTCCCCTGCAAGATGTCGCAATAATCGAGAAAGCGTTCCAGCAGGCCCAAAAAGAGCCTTTAGTGCGATATTCGGGGGCACTAGGGGAATTTTTCGGAGACGTTCTATCGGCTGACTCCTTTGTCTCTTTTTTGGCCCCCGAGAAGACCGGCAAAACTACCGTACTTTCGGATCTCGTTTGGAGGGCCGTCAGCCAAGGCAGACGAGTCGCATACTTCTCCTGCGGCGATATGTCGCAGGATCAGATGATCCTGCGACTGATTCCGAGGCTGTGCAAGCGACCGCTAAAAGGCGGTCGCTTCAATATCCCTAAGCAGATCGAGTACAAGGAAAAAGAACCGAAGGTATCATTTGATACAATGTCTGGACCGGTTATCACTCAAGATGATGCCGTCAAAGCATTCTCAGAGTCAGCCCATAACGATCCTACTCGATTCCGACTTTTAACTTATCCGGCAAGCACCCTCAGCGTTGCCGATATTTCGGCAATGGCGGAAAGATGGGCAGACGAAGGCTGGATGCCGGAAATCTTTGTAATAGACTATGCTGACATTATGGCCCTACCAGCAGGTTTTCGAGAAAAGCGGGATGCAATCAATGAGCAATGGGCACAACTTCGTGCCCTCTCCACTAGGACCAGGAGTTTGGTAGTCACAGCTAGCCAGAGCGATACCGATGGATACTCGGCATGGCTACTCACCAAGAAAAACTTTAGTGATAGCAAGGCTAAAATTGCCCACGTTACTGCGATGATTGGATTGAACATGACAGACGCCGAGCGTAGACTCGGCGTTTGCCGATACAACTACGTCGCTTTACGAGAAAGCGAGTTTATGCAAGGCAAACCCAACTATGTTGGGGTTGCCGGATGTACCAAAGTCGGAAGGCCGTCGATGATCTCATGCTGGCCCGAGGATTAGCATGAAAAAACGGAGAGCGAGTCCTAGAAGATTTTCAATTTCTCCAAGATTGGAGGAATTGGAATGGTTTCTGGCTACTGTCAAATACGGGAATGCTGCTCAAGCCTCCAAGGCTTTGAAGATTGACAACACCACTACGATTCCCGATGGGAATCGTAGGATTATCAAGACAGTAGGTGTAAAACTACTCAACCAAGACAATACTCTGACCGAAGCAGGCGAGGTATTTGTCAAGTACGCAATTCGCGTACTTGCGGCTCATCGGAAAATGCTGCGAGAAATCAAGAAAGTAGAGGCAGCAGAGCGAGCCAATCCTAAGATAGTTCTGCATGTCGAAAACTGGATGCTCGATGCCGTCAACTTTGCAGAAATCCTGCCAAACTATGAAATTCGCCACCTGATCCGCTACGATGAACCAGCGGAACTATGGCAGAAAGCAGCCCTACCGAAAAAGCGAGATGCTTTCGTGATCGGAAATTTTTCTGTGTACGAATCGTTAGAGAGCAAATACAACCACAAGCCTGAGATTATCAATTATCGACTCCGGCTCTACGGGAGCGATCCCGTCGATACTTACCCAATTAGGGGAATCGACATAAATAGTTTTGGATTCATCGATCCTCAACAACTATTGCCAGAAGGCATTCCGATGGTTAAGGTAGCAGAGGTCGCCAATCCGGTAGAATTGCGACACGCGATTTTAGGAGGAGCAGGAGTAGGTTGCTTACCGACACTGCACTGGTCAGATGGATTGGTTGACATTTTTCCGCAAGGAAAATATCAACCAGTCAAGATTTGGCTGATGACCAACGTAGGATAGGATGTAGTCTACGCGACAGTTTACGGCTGTCGCATTTTGTTCGTTACGATTTTCAAAAGGAAAGCAAATGAAAATCTACGCAATGGTAGCTGCAATTGTCTGTTTGACAATTGCTCAAGTTAATGCAGCCGACGCGATCAAGGATCGCCAAGGCCGAGTCGTCGGCTGGGTAAACAGTTGCCAAGGTGGCAACTGTTTGCAATTCAGGGATGCTCAAGGTCGTCAGACCTTCCGAGCAGTCCAATCTGGACGATCTGTTATTCTATTTGATCGCCAAGGCCGTCGAAAGTAATTACAGATGAAACCGGCAAGCCGCGATGCCTATCGATTACTCCATGAAGGCTCCCTAGCGTTGACGCGCATGGAGAGCAATGGACTCCCAATAGATTGTGCAGCATTGGATGCAGCCCTTGCCGATATATCGGCAAGGATAAAAGATCAGGAAGATCGATTGCGGGAAATGCCGGAGTACGCAGAGCAGCGAAAGCGATTTGGAGTCAAAGCGAAGCTAGGCTCCAGAGAGCAATTAGCTGATATTTATTACAATGTCATGGGATATCCAGGCGGCATCGTCAATCCAGAGACAGGTAAACTGTCTCTGGATGACCGGGCTTTGAAAGAGCTTGGCACTCCTTACGCCAAGCTCTTTCAGCATACCCAGAAATTGCATAAACTTCGAGGTACATACCTCATGGGTTTTAAGAATGAACTCTGCGACGGCAGAGTTCATGCTTTCTTTAATTTGCACAAAGTAGTTACCTATCGGTCAAGTTCGGATTCTCCGAACTTGCAGAATATCCCGATTCGCGATCCCGACATCGGGAGGGCGATTCGGGGAATTATAAAGCCGCACGAAGACGATAAGGTAATCGTAGAGATAGATTATTCGACGTTAGAAGTCGTAATCGGAGCCTGCCTACACGGCGATCCTACTATGGCCGAATATCTAATGACGGGCTTTGACTTTCATAAAGCTACCGCACAAGAATGCTTTTTCATGCAGGAAGTTCCCAAACCTTTAAGACAGCTAGCCAAAGTCACAAACTTTAGTTTGATCTATGGCGATTTTTATGCCGCTATTGCCAAGAAATTATGGGACGGTGTAAATTCTCTCACTGTTGAAAATTCAAAAGTGGACGGAAAGTCCGTATTAGAGCATTTACAAAGCCGAGGAATAAAAAGATTAGGAGCCGAAAGAGACGAAGGGCCGGAAACATTCACAGGCCATATAAAAGGAGTCTGCGATAGATTTTGGGGTATTCGATTTCCTGTTTTTGCGAAATGGCGAAAAGATACTTGGGATAACTATCTAAGAAAAGGATATCTGTATACCAAAACAGGATTTCGTATTTGGGGCGTATTCAAACGTAACGAAATACTGAATGTAGAAACTCAAGGCTGTGCATTCCATTGTCTTTTGCAGAGTGCTGTAGATATAACAAAGCAAATCATTCAGAAGAAAATGAGAACAAAGCTCATTTGCCAGATTCACGATAGTCTACTAGCAGAAGTTCCCGTTAGCGAATTGGACGATTATGTAGAAATGGCTACATATACAATGACGGAAGGTCTGAGAGCTAAATGGAATTGGATCAAACTGCCTCTAGGAACTGAGGTAGAAGTAGGTCGAAGCTGGGCGGAAAAGAAACCTTATCACAAAAGCTAGGAGAATATAAATGTCAGGGCAACTTAATCTACCTCGCATAATTGCATTATGCGGGGATATAGGCTGCGGAAAGAATACAGCGGCAACCTATCTAGCCTACAACTTCGGCTATAAACTGATCGGCTTTGCCGATCCAGTTTATGAAAGCCTGTATAGATTAAATCCGGCAATCATCATTGCCCACCATCGAGCAGTTTATTTGCAGACCTTGGTGGATAAGCACGGCTGGGACTACACCAAACGGCTATATCCAGCCGTCAGGCAGATGCTCCGTACCATCGGAACCGAAAATGGCCGCGACGTTTTCGGGCCGTACTGTTGGGTAAATGTTGCTAAGAAACGCATGAACGATTCCGGGCATCCGCGATTTGCTATTCACGATCTCCGCTTTCCAGAGGAAGCGGAGTTCGTAAAATCGGAAGGTGGAATCATTTGGAGAATCGGAGGGCGGATTTCACCCGAAGTTGCTGCTCTACCAGATCACGTTAGCGAATCGCACAAGAACAATATCTCGGCAGATCGGATCATTATGAATGACGGAGCATTGCCGACATTCCATCGCAGAATCAACGAATTAGTAAGGGGATACTTGTAATGGGCTTATACCAGGAAGAACGACCAACATCCCTTTCCGAGGTCATCGGCCAGAAGGCCGTAACCGAAGCGTTACAGACGATGCTTGCGGCAGGGAACCTGCCGCACGCTATTCTATTTTCCGGTCCTAGCGGTACGGGCAAGACTACTCTTGCCCGCATTATTGCCAGAGAACTGGGAATTGGAAAGCTAGAGATCATCGAGAAAAATGCAGCTAGCGATAACGGAATTGACATGATTCGGGAGATCGAAGCCGCATTACCGCGAAAGCCGCTTTCGGGCAAGGCTAGGATTTACGTTATCGACGAAAGCCATCAAGTATCTCAGCAAGCCCAAAAAGCCATGCTCAAAATGCTAGAAGATACGCCAGCCCATGTCTATTTCGTCCTTTGCACGACCAATCCAGAAAAGCTGGAAAAGGCTCTGCTCACGCGATTGACGCATCTAAAACTTGATAGAGTCCCGACCAGCGATCTATGCTCGCTGGTCGAATCTGTAGCACAAAAGCGACAAATTGCCTGCCATCCGCAAGCCATCGCTATGGCTGCCGATGGCAGCCCAAGGCAGGCTTTAGTGCTGCTGGAGCAGATTTCTGCTATCAGCAAAGAGAATTGGGGATCGGTGCTGCAAAGCACCGATGACTTGAAACCGGATCTGTTTCAAGTAGTTAAGGATCTTTACGCTGGAGTCAAGATTTTCCCAAAGCATGGAGTTACTATTAAGGATTTGCAAGAATCGGAGATCGAGCGTCTTCGGTTGACAATCATGTCCTACGGTAGCACAATCTGCTATAACGGTCGGACTACTCCGCAAGTCATCAAGATTATGTCGGCGTTTTGCGAGCCATTTTTTTCTTCTAAAAAAGGTGGATTTGTTCTCGCTTTGGTCAAGGCGTCAACGTAGATTAGATTGTCGGAAGTTCAGTTTCTAGGTTTTAGTAGGAGTAGACGAAATGTCTCAAGACGTAAATCTCGGTGTAGATCGCAATAATCTCGACACCGAACTCGAAAACATTCCAAACGAGATCCTCGTTTGGAGCCGCAAGGCTATCACTGACTTGGAAACAAGTCAGCGAGCCGAGAATGCTTTGAAACTGGTCGAAGCCCAGTTAAGCATTCGGATTCGCCAGAATCCGATTGATTTTGGGATGGCGAAAGTGACGGAAGATACCGTCAAGGCCATCATCACAACCCAGCAAGAATACATCGACGCTCAGAACGCGACTATCGCCGCGAAGTCTGAGTTGGCATCTTCGAGAGCAGTCGTAGACGCTCTCGAAGTGAAGCGTTCCACCCTAAAGTATTTGGCCGAATTGACAATCGCCGGATACCTTGGATCTACCACAGTTCAACCGCGAGGAGTCAAGTAACATGGCTTTGTCATCAGCTTCGTATCGCAAAAAGCAATCCGAAGGATCACAGGTCGGCGTTCTCCGCATCCCGAAGGGTACGGAAAAGTTCTCAGTCAAGCAGGCCGGACAGATTCGCATGGTAATCCTGCCATACACCGTACCGGCAGGGGCGAAACATCCGGTAGCGAAGCCGGGCGAGCTACACTACGCTCGGGATTATTACATCCATCAAAACTTCGGCGCATCTGGCAAAGAGTACGCTATCTGCCCCCGTTTGACCAACGGCGACAAATGCCCAATCTGCGAAGCGATCAAAGATCAACTCGCAAGTGGGCAGATCACCAAGGAACAAGCAAAGACGCTGAATGCGAAGCAGCGGACTCTGTACAACGTCTGGCTGCCAGACGAAAACAAAGTAGCGATCTTCGATACTTCGTTCCATACATTCACCAAGCCGTTGAATACAGTCGTCGCTGCGAACGTAAACATTCCAGGATTGGAATATGCAGACTACTTCGCAGATCCAGTCGATGGATCGTTTGTGTACGCAACTTTCATCGAAAAGTCACTGCCAACTACCAAGTTCTACGAACTGGTATCGGCAATTTTCCAAAAGCACAACGGCGTTCCAGCCGATGTGCTGGCTAAGGCATTGCCTCTTGATGATCTCTTGGTAGTCGAGAGCTACGCTTCGCTCAAAGGCCGATTTTGGGATATGGATGTAGTGGAGGACGAGCCTGCTGTGGAAACAGCAGTTGAGGTTCCTACTACAATTCTAAATCCGATCAATACGACGATGCCTCCAGCACCGGTCGAAGCCCCTGCTCCGAAGCCAGCCAAGGCTGCGGTTGCACCCTCTGATACTCCAGACTGGGTACAGAAGGGGGCTGCTGTATTCCATCGAACGCTAGGAAAATGCACGATTCTGAAGAACCAAGACGGTGTTATTACCGTATTGGATGATTCAGACGAACCACATAAGGCGAAGATTGCGGATCTGGCTACAAAGCCATATCCGACAGCTAAGAAAGAACCAGAGTCTCAGGAGCCGGTAGCAGTAGCGGAAACTGAGGAAGACGGAGCCTGGGATAACTGGGATGACTAGAAACTGGACTCATCCGTAGGCCAGCACCCAGCGGCATAGCCAAGGGTGCTGGCTACGGATGACCGGTTTCTGGTATAATCAAACAGGCGACTTGTCTGTCGCCTGTTTGTTAAACCTCAGCAAAAGGATAGAAATCGTGCCCCTCAAAAAGTGGGGTTGCTGATTCACTCGCCGTGACTCTTAGGGCGTGGCTTCTAGCCAGCGGTATCAGACCTCCTCTAAAAAGAAAACTTGATATCACTAATCAGAGTTGGTGCAGCGGAAAGTGCCGGGAGTCATAACCTTAACTTCCGCAGTCGAGGCTGGTTTTAGAATCTCCAATCAGTGACTCGATAGGCCGCCTTCGGGCGGCCTTTTTCGTGTTTACTTTTGACAAGGGCAGAACTATGCGATTTTTAGATGTACCGTATTTGCAACTATTGGATGAGGTTTATGCAAGTGGGGAAAGTAGAAAAGATCGGACAGGAGTAGGGACATACTCGCTGTTCGCAAAGCAAGCAATTTATGACGTAAGCAGCGGATTCCCGCTGCTTACGACCAAGAAAGTCTCATTCAAAAACATAGCAGTAGAACTGCTATGGTTTCTCAAGGGCGATACCAACATCGCCTACCTAGTCGAGAATGGTGTGACGATCTGGAAAGAGTGGGCCGACGCCGCCGGTAATCTAGGGCCAGTCTACGGGAAGCAGTGGCGAGATTTCGGAGGAGTCGATCAGATTGCCGAGATCGAAAGCCAACTCAGAAATGATCCGACTTCTCGTCGGATCATTCTGTCTGCCTGGAATCCTGCGGAATTGCACGCAATGGCACTTCCGCCTTGCCACATGATGGCACAATTCTACGTCAGCCACGATCATGTTTTAGATTGCCAATTATATCAGCGATCCGCCGATATGTTCCTGGGAGTCCCGTACAATATCGCGTCGTATTCGCTGTTGACGTATATGCTGGCAAATTCGCATGGATTTACTCCGGGTCGGCTTATTCATACCATCGGCGATTGTCACGTTTATAGCAATCATACCGAACAGATAGTTGAACAACTTCGTAGGAATCCAAAGCAAAGTCCCCAACTCGTAATCAAGAGCAAAAAGGAATCGATCTTGGATTACGAACTCGGCGATTTTGAAGTATTGGGCTACGATCCTTATCCAGCTATTTCGGCTCCAGTGGCGGTGTAACAATGCGTATTTATCTCGACTGTGATGGAGTCCTAGCCGACTACGTTGGCGAGGCCAACGATTGGCTAGGATTGCCTAGAAACAAGCCTTGGACTAAATGGGAAGGCGATGGAATCGATTGGGAAAAGCTCAACGAATCAATGACTTTCGTTTCATTCTGGCAAGACATGCAAGAATTGCCAGGAGCCAAAAAGCTCTACAACAATCTCAAAAAGCTAGGAAAGGTCTACATCTGCACTAGGCCATTTCGAGATCCAAACTGCCTTTATGCACGCAGCAAATGGCTTTGGGAGAAGCTAGGTGTCAGCATTACCGATACCATCTACATGCACGACAAATACCTTTTGGCTAAACCAAATACGATACTGATTGACGACAATTTGGAAAATTGTCATCTATTTGACCGGCACGGAGGCGAAAGCATCTTGTATCCAGCGACCTACAACAGCAAAATAGTAAGTCCGAACAAGGTCGAAGAAACGCTCAATAAAGTCCTAAAGATCACAAAGAGGCAAATCGATGGCTAAAAAGAAATCGGAGGCGATACAGATCCTCGAACGAGGATCTGTAGTTCCGCAGCGAACCGAGGAATATCTATCGCTTGGATGCCCACTGCTTAATCTAGCCGTATCCGGCGATTGGCGTAGGGGGTTGCTCAAGGGAACCTATATGTTTTACGCTGGAGATTCCTCCAGCGGAAAAACACTAGCTACGCTGACTCAGCTTGCTGAGGCAGCAAATGATCCAAAGTTTGACGATTATGAACTATGGCATATCGACGTTGAGGTTGGAAACTTTTTCGACTTCGAGCTATTTTTCGGAAAGAAAGCAGCCAAACGGATTCAGGTTTTGCGACCCGAACCGGGAAAACCGATGCTGCTCGAATTTGTCTATGACTGGATCGAAGCAAAGATCGGACAAGGCAAGAAAATAATTGCAATCATCGATTCCTTTGATTCCCTTTCATCGGAAGCCAAGGAAAAAAAGATAGCGGAAGATGCTAAGGCGAGAGCCGAAGGTAAGGAACTCAAAGGTTCTTACGGTGACGGCAAGGCCAAGATCAATTCCGAACGATTGTCGCGGATTATTGCCATGATCTACGACTCAGGCAGCATCGTAACTGGCATTAGCCAGTTACGAGATAATCTCGATGCCGGACTCTACGGGCCGCAAAAGTCGCGAAGCGGCGGACATGCAATCAAATTCAACGCGAGCGTTGAAATTTGGACGACTCCGGGAGAGAAGCTGACCAAAGAGATTCATGGAAAGAAACGAGTTATTGGCTACAAAACTCGTTTCCATGTCAAGAAAAATAGGGTAAACGGCAGGGAACGTACTGTATCTGTGCCTATAATGCCAGATGTCGGTATGGACGCTACCGGAGCCGCAATCGATTTTCTAGTCGAGGAAAAGGCATGGGAAGCTCCAGGAGGCCGAATTGCGTCACCCTTCTACGAAACAACGCATTTCCGCGAGGAACTGATTAGGAAAATTGAGGACGATGGAAAAGAATCGGAACTCTACGATGCTATGCAGGCCGCATGGAATGACATCGAAGCAAAGCTAAAAGTAGAACGAAAGCGAAGGTACGAATAATGGTAGACGTAGATGATACCGTCGAGGAGATCCGAGTGGCCGCAAATGCCGCTGTGGATAGTCTTTTATCCTGCGAGGCTATTCTAGCTCAGGAAAAATTCGACATTCGGCACTCGATTCAAAAGGATTTGATTCGACTTCGAGACACCCTGAGATCCGTCAAGCAGCAAATCGACGAGATCGAAACTGTCAGAAAGCTGACGCAAGACCGAATCAATCGATTTCCTGGGCTGGGAGCAGACGATTACTAATGGACGATCATCGTTACGCCATTTTAGACGTAAGCAATCTCGCGTATGCGAGATGGTTTACTATTCCTGGATCGGTTTGGAAAAGCGATCCAGGAACGCTTTTCATGGCTTTACATAGCACCTGCTCCAAATTGCAGGACGATCTAGCCGTCGATACATTGATCTTCTGCTTTGACGGAGGCTACGCCTTCCGTAAGCAGATAGATCCCGATTACAAAAAACCTAGACGGCAGCTACGGGCGGAAGAAACCGAGGAAGAAAAGGAATTGCGACAACTGCTATTCGACCAGTTGCAAGCATTCCGAGAGAATCATTTGCCGATCATCGGAGCGAAGAACATATTCTACGCTCCAGGATTCGAGGCAGACGATTTGATCGCATCCTGCGTACACAATCTTCCCAAGGCTAAGAAAATCTATATCGTATCTAGCGATGAGGATTTGCACCAGCTTATTGAAGGCAATCGTGTTGTTGTTTTCAAGCCTACTAAGAAAATCGTTGTCAATGAAAACGAT